GCAATGGAAGATAATCTTTATGATTCATTGTCTGCTCGTTATACAAAAGCACTAGCAAGAGCAATGGCTTATACAAAGCAGACTAAAGCTGCTTCATTGCTTAACACAGGCTTTGACACATTCACTAGTGGCGATGGTGTAACATTGTTTAACACAGCTCACCCAACAGTGGCTGGTGGTAACAATAAAAATAGATTGTCAACAAATGCTGACTTGAACGAGACATCTCTAGAACAAGCGGTTATTGACATTGCAGCTTTCGTAGACGAAAGAGGCTTGTTAATTGCAGCAAGACCTAGAAAACTTATCGTTCCACCAGCGTTAATGTTTGTTGCAACTAGAGTGTTACAATCAGAGCTAAGAGTTGGAACAGCAGATAACGACTTAAACGCAATCAGAACCAATGGATCTATTCCAGAGGGTTTTGCTGTTAATCACTATTTAACAGATACAGATGCGTTTTTCTTGACAACTGATGTTCCTAACGGAATGAAGATGTTCGTGAGAACACCTATGTCTACATCAATGGATGGGGATTTCAACACAGGCAATGTAAGATACAAAGCCCGTGAGAGATACTCATTTGGTGTTTCAGACCCTCTCGGAATGTTTGGTTCACCGGGAGCATAAACCCCTAAAAGGGAGCTGTTCCTTTCCGGCTCCCTTCCTTTTAACCCTTGACTGCATTAGCAGACATTTGCCACGACAAGGAGATTAGACATGGCTAATACAACTTTCTCAGGTCCAGTCCGTTCTGAGGGTGGTTTCACCACTATAAGCAAGAACGCTACAACTGGAACAATCACAACTCAATCAAGTATTAATTCTAGTGGATTTGCATCTTTAGATGCTAATAAACTTACTACAGAAGCAGGAGCTGGTATCACAGGTGGTACTGGAACTATTTATAGAAGCTCTGTAATAAGAGAAGGCGGAATTATTACAACAAGAATATTAATTGATTTAACTGGATTAAGATCAACAGCATCTGGTGATATTATTGGTATTAATGGAACATCTGAAGTTTGTCACATAGGACAGATTACAGCCGCAGAAAACGGAACAATCATTGCAGGTAGCATGGAATGTTTTGAAGCACCTGCAGGCGGTGATCCTGACATCAATGTACACTCTGCTACAGAAGGCACGGGTGTAGAAGATGGCGCTATTGCTGATTTAACAGAAACACTTCTTGTAAATGCTGGAGACGCTACGCTAGGCAGTAAAGTATATTTTACTGGTGTTCCTGCTGCAGATGAGTTTTTGTACCTAACATTAGGTGCAACAACAGATGCAGATTATACAGCAGGTAAACTATTAATTGAATTAATAGGCTACGAGGCTTAATTACAGGAGACTTAAATGGCAGGTCGATCAGACGTAAAAGCCTTTAATCATGACCAAGGTGATGATGCGGCAGTTATAGGTCCAGATAGAACAAGAATAAGACAAGTTGTTATATTTGGTAATGCTGCAGGTGCAGTAACTATTAAGGATGGATCAGGCGGAGCAGACTTATTAGTTCAAAGTTTTCCAACAGGGCTGCACACATTAAACATTCCAGATCAAGGTATTTTAGCTGAAAATGGAGCTTTTATACATGCTTTTACAGGTTCTGGAAACAAGCTAACCTTGTTCTTGTCGTAATGGCTACAAAAAAAGGGACTATGAAAGGTCACAGTATCAGCGGTGGGCATAAGCGGCCCACCAAAGCTGGTGCAGGTATGACCGCAAAAGGTGTTGCAAAATACCGTAGAGATAATCCCGGATCTAAACTCAAGACAGCAGTAACAGGAAAAGTAAAGCCCGGCAGTAAAGCTGCAAAGAGGCGTAAGTCTTTCTGTGCCAGATCTGCAGGTCAAATGAAGAAGTTTCCTAAAGCAGCAAAGAATCCTAATAGTCGTTTAAGACAAGCTAGAAGAAGGTGGAAGTGTTGATTAGTAGGGCTACAATGAAACAGCAAATGAAAGGTAATAAAATGCCAAATTATCAAACAAAAAAAGGCAAGATATCTTCTAAAAAACCAATACCTAAAATTAGTCAAAAACTATTAGGCATGAAGAATATAAAAAAGAAACCTGTGGTGAAAAAAAATATAGGCAAAATGTTAGAAACACTTTCTCCTGCATATAGTATCATGAAAGGCAAAGGACCAATATCTGGCGCTTTGTCTTCATTAGGCAGAGCCGCTGGACCTCTTAGCCCCATTGGTCAATACGCAAAACAACAAAGAGACAAGGCTAAAAAAAGAAATATGGAAATGCGTGGATCTAATAGAATGACTGAAATGCAAAGAATGATGGCAGGCGGTCCTGTGAAAAGAAAAAGATCTATAGATGGTTGTGCTATGCGAGGTAAGACAAGAGCAGTATGATTAAACAAGAAGTTTGTCCTATATGTAAAACAGCTTTAAAAGATACAAAAGACAAGCAAGTGCAATGTGTTACATGTAAGGCTTTAATCTCAACTGATGTTGAGTGGCAAAGCAAATATGGATACGAGTGGGTACAGGAAGATGCCAAAACGTAATTATCGTGGTGAGTATGATAACTACCACAAACAAACAGATCAGAAGAAACGTAGAGCTAGTAGAAACACTGCTAGATCTAAGATGAAAACTGCTGGTCGTGTTAAAAAGGGTGACGGCAAAGACGTTGCTCACAAGAATGGTAACCCTAGAGATAACAAGAAAAAGAATCTCACAGTGAAGCCAAAGTCAATAAACAGATCTTTTGCAAGAACTAGTAAAGCTAGAAAAGTAAACAGGAGAGCTTAATGAAACAACCTATGAGACTTAAATCTGGGGGATTTTTATCTTCTGGAACAGATGCTGGTGACTTAAAAATACTGAGAACAGCAAAGAACATAGATGATGGAAGCGCCAATGGCATGAAGGCTGGTGGCAAAGTAAAGAAAAGCAGAGTCAACGAAGCTGGTAATTATACCAAGCCCGGGCTTAGAAAAAGAATATTTAATAGAATAAAAGCAGGTGGCAAGGGCGGAAGGCCCGGTCAATGGTCTGCTAGAAAAGCACAAATGATGGCTAAAGCCTATAAGAAAGCAGGTGGCGGCTACAAATAAGGAAACCATAATATGGACCCATTAACAATTACCGCTGCTATGTCAGTGGCAAATAGCGCTTTTAATGCCATAAAACAGGGATTCTCAGCAGCTAGAGATATAGAGCAGATGAGTGGGGACATAGGTAGATGGATGGGAGCTGTTTCTGATATTGACAATGCAGAAAAACAAGCAAAGAATCCTCCCCTTTTCGGAAAGTTGTTTAAAGCTGGGTCTATAGAAGAGGCGGCTCTCGCTGCATATGCGGCTAAAAAGAAACTAGAAGAACAAAGATACGAATTAAAGATATTTTTAAATATGACTTACGGACCACAGGCATATAATGATTTGTTAGCTATGGAAGGTAAGATAAGAAAACAAAGACAAGAAACTATTTACAAACAACAACAACTACGAAGACAGATAGGCGAAGCTATAGGATGGATAGTTTGTGTGGCATTAATTGGAGGTTTTGCAGTTTTAATAGCTAGTATTTGGGTTAAAAAAGCGAGGGGCGATTACAAGTTTATACCTAGGGATTATACAATACAGCAAAAAATATGGCAGGGTAAAATTAAAAAAAAAAGTATACAACCTGTAGATTAAAGAAAAGAGTTACATCAAAGTACACAAACAAAAAGGCTTGCATATATCAAGGAGGAAACAAAACATTTACAATGATGATAGAGACTTGGTGTCCTAAGAAGTATAAATGTTTGTATGACCCAAATGGTAAAGAGCCTGATATAGATCAAGTTATGGAAAGTTTAAGAAGTATAGGCAAAAAATGAAACAAAAAAAATTACAATCATCTAGTAAGTACAATGAGTATGATATAGATGGCGATGGTATTGTTTCTGATGCAGAGCTTTCTAATATGAAAGAAATAAAAGAAACAGAAACAGCCTTACGCAAAAACCTTGCTCAACTAAGAATGGCAAGATATACTTTAATAGCTATGGGATTATTTACTTTTATGATGTTCATGCCTTTTATTAGTATAGAAAGAATTAATGCACTTGCAGAAATTTCTTCACTTTTCTATATTTCAGGCGCAGGCATCGTGGGTGCATACATGGGTACAACAGCTTGGATGAATAAAAAGTAATGGGCGGATTAAAAAAACCACAAAGGAGTTTAAAGGCTTGGGGTAAACAGAAGTGGCGAACCAAAAGTGGTAAACCTAGTACACAAGGGCCAAAAGCAACAGGCGAGCGTTACTTACCTGAAAAAGCAATTAAGGCTCTTTCGCCCTCTGAATACGCCCGTTCTACGGCTGCTAAACGAAAAGCAACTAGATCAGGTAAACAAGTATCTAAACAGCCAAAG